GAACCCGCTGCCCTTGAATCCGACGTAGGTCCGGCCCTCCACGTTCTCATCTCCAGAGACGCACACGGGCCAGTCGAGCGAGCCCAGCGGGTAAGGGCCGATGCTCGTCCATGTCGCGCAGTTGTCGTCACTGCGGTACACGCCGTATGTCCCACTGAGCCAGCCGATCACATGAACGCTCGGATACGAGCCGCCGGATGGAGTCTTGCCGAAGCCAACGTCGTACACTTCCAGCAGGTTCGACACTGCAGACCAAGACTCGCCCCCGTCCGTCGAGCGCATCAGGTACGCGCCGGACGCCGGGTTGGTCGGGCCACCGACATGACCGGGTGTCCAGAATAGGTGGCCCGCCTTGCCTGGAACGGCTTTCAGTTTCCCGTTCCAGTGGTCCATGCCGTATGTAGTCAGCCTTGACGAATAGACCCGCGTCCACGTTGCGCCGCCGTTGGTGCTTCTGAAGACAGATGGGCTCGTCTCGCCGTTGTGGTAGGCGTAGAAGGTGCCAGTCGTGACCCGATCCGCACAGACGATGTGCCGGTCGATGAAAAGCTGCTCGTCGAAGCCGCCCCAACCCTGCGTCGATGAGTCGTCGACGAACGGGCTGGGAAACGAAAGCTTGGTCCACGACGTGCCCCCGTTCGTCGTGTAGTAGCCCGCCTTGCTCGCGTTGGACATCCACACCCAGTTCGTCGTGGTACTTACCGCAATGTGCCCGCCCCCGTTCGTGCCCGACCACGCCGGGACAGCCGCGAACTTCGTCCACGTTGCGCCGCCATCGGTCGAATAGCTGGACTCTTCGTCGCTGAACCAGTTGGCGTCTGCGACTATGAAGCTGGTGTCATTCACGGCGTGTTCGACGCTGTAGCCCTTGATGATGGAGTGGTCCCGGTTCGTGCCGTGGGTCGAGGGGAACGTGTCGGGGTCCGTGATGCGGAATATGGGTCTGTCCCATGCTGCGGCGAAGAGCGCTCCGCCCGGCACGCTCCACAGCCAACTGGCGACAAGTTGCTCGATGCCCGTGCTCTGCGAAGTCCACGCGGTCGGCTCGGCGTCGACGTTGTCGGTGTACCAGACGCCGATCCCCTGCGCCAGCCACACCCGACCGGACGTGACTGGGTCGGGCACGATGACTGCGGTGGACATGTAGTCCTCATTCGTCCACGCCAGCCACGGGATGTCCGTCGCGGTGCGAGTTGGGTACCACCCCTTAAAGCTCCACGTTGATCCGCCGTTGGTGGACACGGCAAACGAGCCGGCATCGACTACGGCCACTACCTTCGTGTTGTCGGAGGGCATCACGAGTACCGAGGCCGTGCGGTTCTGGAATCCGCTGGTGTCAAGATTCGTCCACGACCCGCCGCTGTACTTGGCGAGCGTCGTTCCGCTGACGCAGTAGTAGACGCCCGAGGTGTTCCCGCAGTAGCCCGCCTGACAGGAGGTCAGTGTCGAGGAAATGCGCGTCCACGTTTCCCCGGCATCCGCGCTACGCCATACACCATTTCCGTAGCTGCCCGCGTAAATCACGTTGGTCCGGCCGCTGGTCGTGCCGCTCGTCCGGTCGAACGCGATTCCGCAGTGACCGGCCGTCGCGCCAGCAGTCACTCCCGACACGGCAGACCACGTCGTCCCGCCGTCCAGCGTGCGGAACAAGCCGTTCGACACTGTCCCCGCGTACACCACGTCAGGGTTAGCTGGGTCCACGGCCATCTTGCCCGCATACGTCCTATAGTTATCGTTCGCGTCGAGGTTTGACCTATAGGTGAACGCCGTGCGGGTGAAGGAGCCGCCGCCGTTCGTGCTCTTGTAGAGGTAGCCGCCCCAGATCAGGTAAATCCTGTCGGAGTCGCTCGGCGCAATGGCGATCGAGTACACTCCTCCCGCGTTGTCGCCTGGCGCTCCGTAGTAGGAGGCGTCGAGCTTGGTCGACGTGATGAGTTGCTCCCACTCAGTCCCGGTCCAGACGTATCCGCCGTAGGTGTCCGTGCGGATCACCCTGGTCCCGTCGTCGGCGATCGATATGCCGGTGATGAAACCTCCGGCCCCGATCCTGAGCGGCTTCCAGCCGGGCGCACCAGCGGGAGCCCTGAGTCCGACAGTGACGCTTCTCATGCTTTGGTCCCTCGGGGGCGCAGGGACAACCCCCACGCCCCCGAGAAGGTCAGCTAGATCACGGGAAGCCAGTGGCGTCGGTCGCCGTGATCGTGAGAATACCCGCCGAGTCCCAGGTGATCTGGAACGTCCCCGACGAGGACGACACGTCCGCGCCGAAGTCCACCCACGCGAGAAGGGGGGAGGTGCTCGCCGAGCCGGTGTCCTTGTAGATCACCGCCCGCCGCGCCGTGATCGTGGAGGTCGTCCACGACGTGTCCGCCGCGTCGAACTTCACGACGTTGTTGGTGTTCGCGAGCGTCTTGCTGCCGAGCGTCGCCCCGCCCGAGGTGTACCCGTTGCCGTTGGCGACCTCGTTGGTCACGTCGTCGAAGAAATCGTGGGTGTCCTGATTGGGGGTGTAGCTCGACGTGGTGAGCGCCACCTTGATCGTGTCCGATAGGAAGTCGATCGCGTACGACTCCCCGGACGAGTCCCCGCCGAAGGCGTTGACGAGGCCCTGTGCGTACCAGTACGCCGTGACTGCCATGCTCTACTCCTCGTGCGTCTGTGCCGGGGGTGGCGTTGGCAGCGAGCCCCGACCGTTGATCTGGCGCTGAAGTCGTTCCAGCGCGAAACGAAGTCCGGTGAGGTGGCGCAGCGCCTGCTCGACCGTGCGGCCCACCTCCTCCCGCTCGTCGTCCTGCTGCGGGGACGGGGGGATAGGCGTGATCACGCGGGCCGGGACGGCGTGGATGACGGCGTCTCGACTCTCTCTCACGTGCCCCCCCCCGTGTGCGTGCACCCCGGCCCGGCGAGGCACGGCCGGTCGTCGAGGCGAGCTTCGATCGAGCCCAGGTGCACCCGCAGGCCGGCCATCTCGGCCCGAACGGTGTCGGTGATCTGGCGTGCGAGCTCGGCGCCGGCCATCCGTAGCGCTGCGGAAACGAGCCGCTCCTGGGCCTCGGCTCGCTCGACGAGCACCGTCACGTTGCTGCCGATCTCTGCCACGTGCTCGGTCAGTCGCTCGATGCGAGGCTGCATGCGCTCCTGCTCGACGAGACGGCGTTCGTGGTTGTTGTGCTGGTCGACGAGCCGCCGGATGTCCGCCCCCTGTTTCTGGAGCTCGGCCCGGACGGCGGCGAGCGCGTGCATGATGTCCGTGTTCGTCGCGTAGCCGCTCACTCGGAGGCCTCCTCGGGGCGGACTCGTGCCGTGGTTCTCATTCGGCTGAGGCTCACCCGCTCGTCGAGGCGCGCGTGGGCCACCTCGAGCGCCTGCTGCTGCACGACCACGTTGTCGACGCGGGCGTGGGCCGCCTGGGCCTGGCGCAGTGCCTCCTGCGCGAGCTGGCGGTTCGCGACACTCTCGTCCCGCCAGGTCTGCACGGCGCTTGTCAGCCCCCGCTGCTGCTCGTCGGCGCGCTCCTCGTTCCGCTTCGCCTGGGCGCGCAGGGTCGCCCATCCCATCGCGAAGGCGACGAGCAGCCCGCCCAGCTTGATCAACAGGTCGAGGTCGAGCGGGGGCGGCGTCATCGTGTCGCCCTGGCCGTGGTACTGGTGGCCTCGTAGCGCAGCCGCTGGACGGAGGGCCCGCACGGGTGGCGGAGGTGGTCCCGCACCGCCTCGAGGAGGCGGACGTAGGCCCGCGCCTGAGCTTCCCGGCGCCGCTGCTCGTCGGCGGCGCGGATCACCTCTGCGATGGCGCGGGCCATGCGCCCTACAGCATCCCCTTCGTCGGCGTCACCGGGGACAGGCCCTTCGGGAGGGTCGTGGCGACCTCCCGGAGCCAGGTGGCCGCGGTCGAGGCGAGGGCTGCGAGCAGTGGGTCGGCGGGCGGGTGCCCGACCAGCCACGCGACGCCGTAGTTGACGCCGATCCCGAGCACCGGCACGGCGAAGAGGACCACGTTCGCGGGGATCTTCGAGAGGAGGAGCTTCACCCCCCAGACCACGAACGCGGTCGCGATCGATCCGAGAGCGAGGATCGCGGCGGAGCCGGCGGCGACGGGGTCCGGCATTGGCCCGGGGGCGACCTGGGCGAGCGCGAGGCTCGCCGCGACGGCGAGCATGAGCACGGCGACGGCTGCGGCGCGACGGATCATCTTGACCTCCTTCACAGGGACCACCGGAACGCGGCCTGCGCGTTCCAGTCGCCCGACCACTTGCGGGTGCCCGTGATCGTCCACTTCAGGTCGCCCACGGGCACGTTGAGCCGCCCGACCACGGCGACGCTCGCCCCGTCGCGGTCGACGTAGCCGATGGCGACGACGCGCTCTTCGGGCTTCATCACCGCGACCTGCCGGTCGATCGAAGCGTTCACCGCGGCGACGTCGAACTGCTGGACGTCTGGGGCGCCCGACTGTTTCACGACGGTCACGAGGCGCGCTGGGACGTCCACGACGACCGGCTTCGCCTCGGCCCGGATTCTCTCAATGCTGCCCACGGCGCCCCTCCCCTGCCACCTGGCGGACGCCTTGCGGCATGCCGCCGTGGCCTCTCCCGGCCCCAGCCTGTCTTCGACGATGGCGCGCATCGTCACCACGACAGCGCGTCCTGCAGCCAGCCGTACCAGATGAGCACCAGGAGCGCCGCGAAGATGACGATCCCGAGCGCTGCGTCCGCGAGGCGGGCTTTCAGCGTTCGATCCACAGCTCGCCGCCCTGCGCGTTGGAGCACTTGTCCTCGCCGTTCGCCGTGGCGAAGGTGCAGCGGAGCCGAGCCTTCCCACGCCCCGTCACCGTTACGCCGTACCCGCGGTGGCTGACCTTGATCCCGAGGTCGCCCTCGACATCAGTGAGCCACCACTGGATCTGAGAGCCCATCGCTGACTGCTCGCATGGCTCCCTGAAGGGGTCCCCCTCGGGGCGCACGGGGCACAGGGAGCGGTCGGAGTCGATGCTGCGGCAGTAGGTGAAGTTCTGCACGAGCGGCGTCGCGTCGTAGTAGTCGGTCCCGTGAGGCTTGACCCGGATCACGGTTGGCACCGGGACCTCGAAGGGGCAGTCACCGCCCCCCATCCCCTCACAGCCCTTCTGCCAAAGCGCGAGCGTGTCGCTCATCTCGTCCTTGTGGGTCCCGCCGCGCCAGTACCACCAGGTCGCGGCGCCGTTCTCTCGAGCCGCGCACCACAGCGCGTGCTCCTGATCCGGCAAGAATGGCGGGTTGCGCTCGTTGTTCATCCGGTGCTTCCCGTAGTACGGCCCCGAGACGCCCGCACGCTGGTGAGTCACGGTGTAGTCGATGCGCGGGTCGGACTCCACGTCCGCGTGACCGCTATTCGTCCCGAAGAGGTGGACGACTCCGCACCCGAGCTCCTGCTCGGCCTCGCGGATCACGTCTCGGATGGCAAAGGACCACGCTGGCTTGTACGAGGCGTTGATGCCGATCTCGTTCCCGTCCTGCCAGATGACGTTCCCGAAACAGCCCACCTCGTCCACGATCTTCCGCAGCCAGTCCCGATGGGTCGGCGTGAGCGTGTTCGCGCAGGCGTTGAGGTCAGCCGCGCTCCAGGGGTGCGGCACCGATCCGGGGTCGCCCTTCGGGGTCGCGTGCCGACACTGCCATCCGTCGATCAGGTCCACCTCGACGACGGCTCCGCGCTGGCCCGCACGCTCGACGATGCGCCTGACCTTCGCCCACCACGCTGGGTTGAACCCCTTGGCCGGGTCGTCGTCGATGTAGGCCGAGCTACCGGCGTTCAGACCGTTCGGCCACTTGTCGTCCCGCGTGAAAGGCCCCAGCCTGATGTGGAAGGCGTCGGCCCCGTACTGCAAGGCGTAGTCCATCCCGGCGTCGTCGATCCCGGGCCAGCCCATGTGATCGACTTCCTCGCCGTCCCAGCAGGGCACAAAGCCGAAGGGCTTCCACGGCTGTCCACCCTTCATTAGCGTCCCGCCGGCCTCCTGGCGCACGAGGAGGTTCAGGAACTTCGCCTCCTTGACGGGAGGCGGCGGGGGCTCGGGCGGCTTCGGGGGACGCTTCGGAGTGCAGGCCGCGACGAGGGCGAGGCAGAGGGCAACAGCGAGAGCTCGCATCGGGTGGGGACCTCCATGCGGTACGTCTCCCCGGCGGGGAGCGAAACCGGGGGCTGGGCTTGCCCCCCGCCGGGGACCGGGAGGACTCACGGGGGATACGCCCGCAGGGGAGGGGTGCCCCGAGGCAGGCGGGTGAGTCATGCCATCTGCCAGCGGCCCGCTTTCATCGCGAGCCGGAAGAGCCTGTTACGCCAGCCGAGGAGCGAGGACCCGTGCTTCGCCGGGTCGGCGCGTGCGAGCCACTCGTACTCGGACAGCCGCTCCGAGAGCAGCCGCACGATGAGCTCCGACTGCGGCATCGCCATCTTCGCCGCGCTGACCGTGATGGGGCCAATCACGCCGTCCACGACCTCTAGGCGCAGCGCCTTCTGGAGCATCTTCGCGGCGCGGGTCACGCCCTGGTTCACAGCGGCGTCGAAGACCACGAGGCTCAGCGCGGGAGGGAGGTCGTAGCCGCGGACGGGGCGCCAGAAGTCCTCGTGGTAGAGCGTCTCCGCTCGCTCACGGGTCAGGTGCTCGATGTCGAGCGTGGGGTAGGCGCGTTGGCTGATCCCCCAGCGCGTGCGACCGCCCTGGTCTGAGATCAGCTTGCCCCCGCCCTCGAGGGCATCGACCACGAAGCGGCAGGCGTCACGGAAGACGCTGCGCTCGGCTGTCGTCTCGGTCGTCGCGCTGCCGGCCGCCCCATCCAATCCCGGACCCCTCCCTTCAGGAGTAAGGTCCGGGCGCTTGCCGCAGTCGCTACCCGGGTCGCCCTTCCCACCGCCGTCGTGGGCGCAGGACGTTACGTCTCAGCTATTGTCTCACGCTGGTCAAGCAGATCGCACGCGCTCAACCCCTCGACGCGCTCCGTCTCCAGCCGCTCCGTACCGGCACGGTCCCGCGACAGACGCAGCAGGATCGCCGCCGGCCCACGGCTGCGCCGGATCAACTCCCGCGCCGCCTCGAGCTCGCGCAGGACCGGGTCCGTCACGCCTTCGCCACCTGGGGTTTGACCCGCGAGGAGCCTACCACCGCGAGGGGGGCGCCGATGCGGCACGAGGGGCAGATGTCGGGCTCGGACTGGTCGAGGGCGTACCAGACTCGGCCGCAGCCGGGGCGGGGGCAGACTCGGCGCTTGGCCTTGGAGCGGCCGTCGCGGAGTGGAACGGCTCCGGTCACAGACCCGCCTTTCGCTTGGCCACGCTCACCTCTCGGGCCGTGATGAGGGCGGCGCAGAAGGCAACCCACACGGAGCGCAGTCTGCCGTCCCCGATGTTGCGGCTGAGGCGGTAGGAGTAGGCGAAGCATGATCGTGCCGCCCGCGCTTTGACCGCCCATGACTTCAGTCGGTAGCTCATCACTCACCTCCCCGCAGGGCGGCGCGGGCTTGCTTGTACAGCGGCTCGCAGACGCAGGACTCCTCGGTCACATCGCCCATCTTGCCGTCGATGACCGGGACGCACAGGCCAGAATGCTTGGCGTACCTCTCAACCATCGCCCGCAGCGCCTCCCGAAGCCGCGCCACCTCGGCCTCGGCGGCGAGGGCACGACGCTCCCATTCCGATTTCGTCTGGTAGGACTTGGCGTGCCGCTTCGATGACGTGCTCATTACTCACCTCCCCCCACGCGGATGCAAGCTGCGGACGTAGGTGGTAGACCCCTCGGTGACCACGTTGGACTCCCGCAGGGCGGCGCATTCTGGACGCTCGCAGTTGACCATCAGCGCCTTGATACCCAGACGCTCTCCGTCCTCGGGCGGCAGGAGCGCCCATGCCCCCTGCAACATCCGATGGGCTTCGGTCAGCGCCTCCTCCAGCGTGCGGACGCTGGCCGTCAGGGCACCACAGGTCCGGTTGTAGCGGTCGCGCTCCTTTCGCAGCCGCGCCACCTCGGCCTCGGCCTTGAGCGTCCTCTCCCTCGGCCAATCAGCACAGCTAACGTGCGCGTCCTCTATGGCCCGCAGCCGCTCCACCTCCCCAGTCAGGGCGAGGATGGCCTTGTGGCTGCGCTCCACCTCGGCCTCGGCTTTCTCTGCGCGGGCCTCTTCGGCCTCCCACAACGCCTTGTAGTCGTTCTGGGAGTCCTCTCGCAGCCGATCCACCTCGGCTAGCACCTCGCGGATGGCGTCGATCCGCCTCTCTCTCAGCGATGCTGAGAGAAACAGCACGTCGTAGCCAATGCTGTTGACATTGACTTCGCGTTTTACGGGTGCCTCGACCAACGCATCACGCAGGTTCTCCAGCATTTCGCGGGCGTCCATCACTCACCTCCCCGTAGGGCGGCGCGGGCGCTATGAATCAACCGGACGAGGCGGTTGTAGTGCTCTACGGCTCGCGCATCGCGGCACACCTCGGCTCGCACGGCAGATTCGATCACTAGGCTCAGCGTGTCCCACTCTCGCAGCGCCTCCTCCAGCGTGCGGACGCGGGCCTCGGCGGCGAGCATCCGCTCTCCCAGCTCCCCGCGAGTCTTGATGCACTCTCGCAGGAGTTCGCGGTCGTCCATCACTCACCTCCTCGCAGGGCGGCGCTGATGATGGCCGGGATGTCGCATAGGGCTGCGAAGTAGTCGCCAGTACGACGAGCATCGGCAGCGCGCTGCGTCACACTATCCAGCGCCTCCTCCAGCGTGCGGACGCGGGCCAGCAGCACAGCCACGTCAGCCTGTATCGCCTTGGGCACATACCAGCCTTCGTAGCCCCGCCCGGCAGCTACGTCGGTCAGTCGGTCCAAAGCACGGCCAGCGTCAGTCATACCCCCTCCTTCGGCAGCGTCTTCAGCACCGCCTCGTAGTCCACCCACGGCGTCCCCCTCCTCGCGATCGCACGGAGCTCGGCCCACCCCGCCTCACCCAACCGCGCGATGCACCAGTCCTCGAAGCGCAGCGGGTCCATGTGCCCGCCCAGGTGGCACGAAGCGCAGAGCGTGACAGCGTTGCCCAGCATCCAACGGGTAGCGTGGTAGCGGCGGGAGATCAGGTGCGCGCACTGCACCCCCTGCGTCCTCCCGCACATCACGCAGCGCCAGCCGTCCCTCGCCTTGATCGCCAGAGCGAACCTCCTGTCGCACTCCTTGCGGAGGGCCATGCGGGACATCCTGCGCTTACTGGTCCGCTTGCGTCGGAGGGGCTTGCGCCGCTTGATCATGCCCAGTCCTCCGTCCCGCTCGGCAACCCCTGCGCCTGACCCCGCAGCCTCATCTGCCCCCCATCGCTTGAAACCAGTACTCGTAGGCCCTCTGCACCGGGAGCTCCATAGCCTCGAGCCGCCGGGGCCGGTCACGGAAGTCATCAAACCCGCGGAACACCACGGGGAGCGGAATGCCCTGCTCCATCCAGCGTTCCACCAGCCGGAACTCGGCGGGGCTGATGATCCGTTCGTGCTTGGCCCGGGAGCAGAACTCGCTCCAAATCGCCTCGGCATAGCCTGGTCGGTCCTCACGCCTGATCATCTAGGTACACCTCCCCCATTCCCCGGGCACATTCCGGGGTGCGACACCCTCCCCTGCTATCTGCCCCGGGTACTGCCTGCCAGATAGCCCGCTTGCCGCTCTGCTTGGACGTGCCTGAAGGACCGGGACGTATGGGGTGTGCTGGAATCGACTACCAGCCCGTTGCCCGGGAGAGAACCGGCCGAAGCCGGAAGAGAGCGTTGCGGTGGAGCGACTGTACGGTGGGTCCGTGCGCTCGCGTTCTGGTTCCGCTCGGCCAGCGCAGAGAGACTGCGGCCAAGGGCTTGTCGGCTTGACGGGTTGTGGTATGATCTGTCTGTCACCGACCTGCTCTCGGTGGCCCCCGCCGTGCCCCTCCTGCTCGGTTCGCTCCGAGCCGGAGGTCCGTCTGACGTGAGCCGTCAACGGCAGTGTAGCACACATGTCTAGCCATCTAGCCGTTTCTTCGTCGCTCTCGAGAACGCAAAGCCGAAATGCCACCTCAGCGGCTCGGCGTAAAAGTTGAATGACCAGAGACGGCCGTTCCACACGTTGGTGACAACAAAACCGTGCCGGAGCAGCCACCGTCGCCACATTACAACCGCCCGACCTTGGCGAACCGCTCGCCGATCTTGTCGGTGTTCCCCTTGTACGCGACGATTATCTTCTGCTCACGCTTGGGGAACTTCCGGGTGTTGAGCGTGACCTTGGCCTGCGCCAGTCGCGTGAACTCGCCCTCGAGGTAGACGATTCGGTTGTAGATGCTCAGACCGTGATCGCGCAGGAACAACTCCGTCTCGGCTTCCGAGCAGTGGTAAGCACCCTTGCTGTCCCTGGAGTCGCCAGTCATCACGACGAAGAAGCACCCGTCGTTGAGGTGTTCGATCGCCTTCGCGTACCCAGCAAACAGCGTGTCGCGGAACTGCTCGTACGTGCCCATCGAGTTGAGCTCGCCGGCCGGCGGCTTGCCGTCATAGTCGAGGTACTTCTCGACCTTGTAGTAGGGCGGGCAGGTGAAGACGAGATCGAACATGCCCTCGGGCTGGTAGGTTGAACTGTCGGCCTGGACCCACTTTACCCCGGGTAAGAACTGGCACAACACGTTGTTCGCATCGCACTGGTTCTTGCGGATCTCGCTAGCAACGTACTCGTAGCCGTAGGAGCCCGCGACGTAACCAAACTGCACCCCGCCGCCGAATGGGTTGTAGACACGCCGGCCCTCGCGGGGCATGAAGAATCGGAGGATGACCTCGCAGGCGAGCGTGTCCAGCACGGAAGCGTTGCCGTTGTGCGCGTGCCCTGTGACGACGTTGGCGAAACCGTTTGTGCCCTGCCAGCAACCATCCCGAGAAGCGAACATGGGATTCGGGATGTTGAGGGCCGCCCCAGTCGCCTCGATCTTTTCGCGCCACTTCTTCTTGAGCTCAAGCCACTTCCCCCGCGTGCTATCCCAGACGTTGGTCATCGTGATGTGGGCCAGGATCTTCAGCCGGTAGTCGGCCTCAGAACCGCGGCACATGTAGTGAAAGCCCGACATCTTGAGGTAGGTTTCGAAGCCCAAGCTTTCGAAGAGCTCCGGCGTCTCGAACTTGCTCTTTGGGTCGGTGGTCATGAAGCACGGATACCCGCACTGGTCGGCCCGCTCGAGTACGGCCTTGACCATGCGGCGGTACAGATCCGGCGTGTGCAGCGCGGGCTTAATCACCGATTGCAGGAGGCAGAACTCGCGCACCTCGTCATTGACCTGGAACGTCATGAAGCCCGCGAAGGCACCATCCACCAAGAGAATGATCGCGGAGTGAATCTGCATGTTCTTGCGGGCGGCCCGGTGCGCGATGCCGTCCTCGAGCGCCAGCGTTGCCACGTCCTGCTCGTAGCCCGAGCCGATCACGCTCGGGACGTACTTGAAAACGACCTCGTGTGCGAATAACTCTTTCTGAGCCACCGCCCCCCCCTTGCTAGTAACCCCACATTGATCGGGACAGTCTGAGCACCTCCCGATAAATACTGTCGGCTTGTGCAACGAGACAGACTTTCCGCCGCCGACCGACCCGCGCCTCCGCGTGAGAGCGACCCGTCCGGACTCGACTAGCGGGTGATCCGCGGGCACCCGCAACGGGTTATCGATGACTGGACCCATTGCGAGCAGCCCGTCCTGCCTGTCCCGCATCCCCGCCGAGGCGAAATCGCAGGTCACGACACGGAGCACGCTGCCGACACCGCCGGCCATCAACCGCTCGCGCTGGCGCAACCTGTGGGCGAGCTCCGCATCCGTGTCCAGTGCGCTTACGGATGTGTTGACCACCGCCCCCAACTCCCGCAGTGAGTCAATCTCGTCATCGGTGAGGCTGGCCCAGTGCTTCGTCACAATCACCGGAGTTTTCTTCGCGTGTCTTAGTGCCCGCAGGCTCGCCAGCGTGCCAGACCAGTCATGGCTCGGGTCGCCGGCCGTGCCCACGCGATACCACGCGGCGGGCGAATCGTTCATCATGCGAATCAGGGTGCCGCGGTGCTCTCTCCCGTGGATGCGACGGCTCACGCTGACAGTGAAGTCGATGCCGTATTGGCGGGCCGTCTTTGCTGCGTAGCACGCACCGTAACAGCCCCCCACCGGATAGGCGGCCATCCCACGGGTGCAACCCTTCACCGTGTCGGCGTCGAGCACCCCCTTGCGGTTCTCAACCACGGTCAGCACGCCCCCGTAGACCCTTGGCGCTATAGGTGCCGAGCCCAGGTCGAACATCGCAGCCTGACAGCCCACCCCTATCGGCTCCTGCGCCCGTGAGCGAGCAGCCACGCGATCTCCAGGGCAATCACCACACCCCAGATCACGAGGCCCGCGAGAATACCGTCAAGGCTCATCGCTGCCCCCACTGCTCGGCCATAGCGGCGGCGATGCCCTCGTAGGTCCGGCTTCGGTTCTTCCAGCGGTTGGGTCCGGGCGGCTCCCTGTGGACCCGGTTCGCTCGGCCCTCGACGACATCGGTCGGCTGAAGTTTTGGAAGCCCCTTGAGCCACAGACAGGTGGCTTTCGTCTCGCCGTGGCCGAACTGCCAGGGCTGGATGATCTGGGTTGGCTTTCCGATGTGGCTGGACAAGATCGAAACAGGGTTCTCAACGCAGATTCTCGGAACCGGAGCCGTCCACAGCGCCCAGACAAAATCCAGCGCAGCCTGCTGCTCGCGCCGCTTGTACTTAAACCACCGTGCCCCGCTTACTGCCAAGTGCGTGCATGGGGGATGGGCGATCATCAGATCCCACCGTTCGTGGCCGATCCAGCCCAGTACATCACCCAGCAAATGCTGGTCCGTCTGGTCATCCTCTGACGGCAGGAGGTCGCACGAGTAGGCTTCGTGACCCTTGGCGCGAAATGCTCGCCTGACGACACCGGAAAACTCGCAGGCAACAAGCACGCGCACTAGAGCTGCCCCTCGCCGCGGTCGTGCCGGGCCAGCGTGTATGTGCTCCACTCAGCCCCGTCGTGCTTGTGGTCTTCGCGGGTGATCTGGTGCCCCCGCTTCCGCAGGTCATAGATCCGGGCCGAGAAGCGGTGTGTGATCCGGGCGAGCTCGATACTCGTGGCCGGTCCCTGAGCCAGCCGGGCCAGGATGCGCTGGGCCGTGTTGTCCCTGCGGTTGGCGCAGGCCGACAATTCCCGGTCGGCCGGCGTCCAGCCGATGCCATCCTGAGCGCCTATACGCCCCGCTGGCGTGTTCTCTGGCTCGGGTACATCCCAAACCATTAGGCTAGCCATCTAGACCCCCCTGCGGACGAATTCCAGATTCTGGACAAAACGGCCCGGGGGGCAGCCACTCCCCCCGGGCAACCCTTGCTCACGGTGAATTGTCACGGTCGTCAGCCCGTTGCCGCGCTCCACCACCTTTCCAGTTCCCGGCCTGGCCCATCCAGGCGGGTCTGACACATCCCGGGATGCCCAGCCGCATCTCGGCCCTGGCGACAGGTGGAATGAGGATTTGCCCGCCGCGTCCACCGCCCGCTCCCCTGCTCCACAACAGGGGGTCACGGCCGGGATGTGTCTGACCCGCCTAGCCGTGGGCCCAAGAAGGGGGGCGTCGGCAGCCGCCAATTTGAGCGGCTGAATTGCGCCGACATGGACGGGCGGGACTAAGCCCGGCCCCCCTTCTTGGGCCCACGGGAGGTTAGTCACGCCGGCCCCACCACGCCAGCACTGCCCCGATCATGGCGACAGCCCATAGCGCCGGGACCAGCACGGCCTTCTTACGCCGCCACCGCTTGACCCGCTTGGTCACTTCGCCTTGCCAGCTAGCCACGCTCGGCCTCGAGCAGGGCACGCAGGATCAGCCACGAGCCACACAGGAGCAGCCCCAGAGCCACAATGCTCACCGCGAAGTCGGGGTGGCTCACCGCCCAGACGATGGTGTGATAGATGCCCACCCAGAGCAGGGCAGACACGAGGAACGCCAGCCCGTAACCCCACACGCTAGCCATCTAGCCCCTCCCACATCCAATTGCGCTCCAGCCGCCATGTGCGAATGTCAAAGCCGGCCTCGCAGCGCAGGATCTCCTCCCCTGCCCCGCGGGGGTGCCTCGGCCGGCACATGTAGCTCACCACCCCAGCCCCACACGCGGGGCACACCCGCCGGAACCGATCCTTCGGCCCATCCTCCAGCACCTGGATCAGCCGCTCCGCTATGGCCCTGTCCCGGCGAGCCACCTGCCCAGCCTTGAAATGCGGGTGCTTCATTCCCCTGACTCCGAAAGGATCAGATTCAGCTTGTCAAATGACCATTTCCGAACAAAGTCCATGTACCGGCTGAAGGATTCCTGCTCCACCACCGTGGTCGCCTCGTCCGGCACCAACTGGTCCCCGATCAGCGCATAGCAGGGCTCGAGCACCCCGAGCCGGACAGCCTCGGACTTGAGCGCCCGATGCACCGTGTCGGGGTCATTGCCCGTCTCGGCACATATCTCGTTGTACATAGCCCAGAGCTTGCGGTTGCTCTGTCCCGATCTGATTACCGGGGAGGGAAGTTTATGCACCTCCACCCAGACATCCCTGCCACGCCACCGATTCAGCCAGTCGGCCCGCTCGGGCACCAGGGCGTCATCGATGACGTGGCAGAGGTAGCGCATGGCTGGCCCCTAGAAGGGCACCTCGTCGTCGGGCGTGTCGGGCTCGACCGGCCTGGGCTTGGGCTGCGGGGTGTCGGGCGGGTCCACCCGGATGGCGTCCACCCGTTTGCCTTGAAAGTCCACCTTGGTCGGGTACAGCACGATGGTCGTCCCCGGCCAGTCGTCCGTGTCGTCCGAGCCGTTGATGCCCCAGATGGCCGAAGCGTTGGTCTTGTTCAAGACCAGCCCTCTGTTCTTGCCGCGGAAGTGCAGGACTGGCTTGGTCTCCCCCCCCACATCCTCGAGCTCAACACGGTCGATAACGACCGTGACCCGCTTGCCGCCGAGATCGGCAGCCTTGATGAACGTACCCGGGAACGCCGCTGCAACCTTCACTTTGACTCCTCCCTAAACCCCTGAAACGGGTCTGCAACGTAGTTTCTGCACTGCCTCATGGCCTTCCTGCGCTGGGCCGCCCAGAACTCCCGGCGGTATAGCTGCTCCGCCGCATCCCGCCTTGCCTTGAGGCATGACGGGCAAATCGCATCCTTCCGATGCGCTCCCACGTCCCAGAAACCCCAGCGGCCATCCACTAGAGTCCGGCCGCAGTTCCCTTCGCATTCGAGAATCACTGCCCTTCCCCCTCGTAGTCCGAGCAGGTCAGCGGCACAGCCCGTAGCTCCTCGGCGTCCCGCACAGCCTTCTCGATCGCCGGCATCAGCACAGCCGCCACGTCGTCCGGCACGTCCAGCTTGAGGCTGCCCGGCGAGAGTTCCAGATAAGCAGCCGTCCAGCCGGGCCACTGCGTCCAGGTGCGCCAGCCCAGATGCTTCACTTGGCCCCCCTATGCACGAGTGCCCGCTCGGGCCACCCCATGCGCTCCAGAATCGCCGCCGTGCGCTCCCGGCCCAGCCGGATCGACCGCTCCCGCTCGGCACAGCGCCGCTCGTAAGCCTCCTCGGGAGACTCCGAGCAGAGCCCGCACACCCCGTCATCGCCCATCACCGTCCGGTACTGCCCGCACTGCGGGCACGGGCGGGAGTGGGCCACCTGGCGGGGATGCCAGTCCCGCGCCTCCATTTGCTCCCCCAGCGCATAGGCCCGGATATCCGGGTCATACGAGTAGAGGGCATTGGTCGTCGTGTCGCGGGTCATCACCGCACCTCCTAGCGCAGGATGACGCCGCACGGGGTCATGGTGCAGTGGTAGCCCTTGGCCTCCGCGTCCACAATCGCCCGCACGATGTCGAGGCCGCCCCCATAGGTAATGATGCCCCGCTGCGGCTTCGCCATCAGCCGGTTGTAATGCGTCTGCATCCAGTACGCCGCGACCCGCCGCTGCTTGCTGCTCATGGTCTGCATATCTAGCCCCCTAGACAGAAACGGCCCGGCTACGGCCGGGCCAGGTACTGCCGCAGCGCCTCGGACGTGATGTCCCCAATGCGCCGCTGCTGCTTCGCCGCCAGGATTCGGACCCTCTGCACCAGATCGGCCGGCAGCCTCACCAGAGCCGTCTTACCCTCGCTCGCCTTCTTCATCAATCCTCCTCGCCCGACACAATACGCCTGCGTGGCTAGCTTGTCAACCAATTAATTTGGCTATCCGTTGGAATCGCCCACCCCTGTTGACTGGCTTACCGGAGGGGCCTTACATTCGAGACACAGGGGGGACACATGCCAGCCACAAAGTCAGCCAAGGTGTCGCGGCCGCGTCCGAAGGTGACCGGCCTGCGCTTCGACCGCGAGCTCATCAAGGAGATGAAGCACCGGGCCGTGGACTCCGAGCGCACCTTGACGGAGCTCATCGAGCAGGCCATGCGCGAGTACCTGGGCCGCGCTCGAGCCGGACAGCGGTAGACACCACTCGGACAGTCCGTAAGTGTCCGCTACCTAGAATATGTGTTATCGGAACCTGACGCATGGACGCCCCCACGTCCGCTAAGTGCCCGATCCTCATATGATTCCGGGCGTTACTCATCGTCAAACGCGGCTCACGGGGCTATCTTCCACAGCCCCGGACTTATTGTCAACCGATTTACATGCACCACAGCAGAGCCCGCTAAGGGTCGCCAGAAAGACGGACAGCCTGCACGGCATGACGCCACATTTTCTGGGCGGTTATCGTTGCAAAAAATAGGGCGTTTGTTCTAACCGCGGATAGAATCTGCTAGGTGATTGAATGCGAAAACTACTGATAGTCGTTGCGGTCCTGCTCACCGGGCTCGTGCTCTGGCATGACATCCAAGCCCTCGGCCGTGTCGAGGCCAGTGGCCCCTGCGTGGCCCCCAAGGCATGGGGTGCCCTCCGCGGCGTGACGTGGCAATCCGGCCCCAGCCCGCTGGCTGCGCCCGTCCTGGCCTTCGAGGACGAGGCCGGTACCATCCGGCTGGTTCACGGGGGTAGCTGCAAGGCGATCGGGGAGATCGTCAGGCAGTAGGGCCGACCCCGGGGTGGGAACGATTGTTCCCGTCATGGGTACGGATGCCCCGATCGGGAAAGCCCTTGACGTTCCGCGCCAGTAAGCGGATGAATATGCCCGCTCGGGAAGCCACACGTCAAGCGGAGCGCAAGATTTGCGCGGTGTGGTATACTAAAGACGGGACGAGGGCAGCCCGTCCGTCCGATACTCCCGTGCCCAGACGGGAGGATATGGACGGGCTGCCCGGACCTCACATCACCGGCAGCGGCTCCTCAACAATCTCCATCTCCCCCGTGCGGATGGCATAGCTGACCCGCGATGTCAGCAGCCCCTCGGCACACCGCCCGTACACCACTACATCCGGGTCAGTCTCGGTCGGCAGCACAACCATCGGATAGCGCCCCGCCGAGCTCCCCTGGAAGAAGGTGTCCCGCACCTGCTGGAACTCTGCGTCATTGCGGAACCGCCACGACAGCCCCAGCACCCTCCGCGGCCGGGCCGCATGTGAGTACACATACTGTCCGCCCTGCGCCGTCGTGGCCCGCTCCTGCGCGTCCTGGTACTCGATTGACACGGGATAGTCCGGGGCGCACGTCAGGTCCGCAGACTGCCCCACCACGAGCTCGCCCAGCCAGGGGGCGGCCATCGTGGTGTACGTCCCGTAAGCCCCGCCCGGGTAGAAGTAGACCCCGGGGAAGGGGTCATACACCCGGCTCGTGTTCTGAATGGCGCAGGTCTGCGCCTTCAACGCTGCGTTCGTAGCCGACCCGAAAGAGATGCTGTGGGCCGCCGGAGAATGCCAGTAGCTGGCCCCGTGAGTCTCGAAGGCTAGCCCGGTCGAGGCATCCAGCCCATGCCCGTGCAATGACACCCAGTCGATGCCGGGGACGAGCAGCACCTCATCGAAATAGCAGGTCGCACCATTGGTGCCCACTTGCAGCAGGATTTCCAGTGTCGCGGTCGCCCGGCCGATTTCCGCGAAAGTCGGCACCCGGAATGTGACGGGCGTAAAAGCCGTCATGGTGTTGCCCGTCTTATTCATCACAGCTGTGGATGATGCGTACCATGTCCCGTCGTCCTTGACGTACTGTCCTGTATCAAGGCATTTGACTCTGACTAGCGCGTAGTTCGTGCCGTCTGACTTCGCGGCGGCCCAAATCTGAAGGTACTCCCCCGCTTGAACCGTGACACGCTGGTATGCATACCCGCCCGTCACCGTCGCCACCAGCTTGAGAGACTTGCTGCCCTTGTGGTAGTTCCCCGCTCCAGTCTCGCTAGTCGCCGTGACGCTGTTGGTCGTCCAGCCAGTCGTGCCCTGCTCCATGTCCCCATTAGCCACGAGGCTGTTGGGCCAGGACACAAAGAATCCCGTGGTGGCCGCGGACAGCTTCATGGGGAACGCGGAGCGGCCGTCATAGATCGAAGACAGCGGATAGGATGAATCGACCGTGGCCGAGCAGGCCACCCCGGTAGCACCAGAGCCGTAACCCTGCGCTCGAGCCAGCACGTTCATTAGCGGACCTGCTAGCACCTTGAATGCCATTACATCCTCGCCATCTCGGCATCGGTCGGACACCGACTGCTAATCGACAGGTTCCCGATGTGCCCGTCAGCGTAGTAGACAGTACGCGGCGGGATTTCGATCTCGACCGCACCCAGTGAAATTGAGGCGGGCACCGTAGGTGTCAACTCTGTTGCGCTAGTCGACCCGGTACCCCGCACCCCGTCTACCCAGATGTCGAACGCCTGCCCCGCGAGGTCGTGCTCGTCATCGGCCTCGCTCGTCATTCGGGCCGCGATCCTATATGATGTGCCCGCCTGTGGCAGGGTTGATGCCGCGCTAGACGTTGCGAAGCTGGCAGATCGCCACACCCAAAGGCCAGACGTGGAATCGGTCCGGTAGTAGTAGCAAAGCAACCCAGCCGGTGAAGGGAAGCCGTTAACCGCGTGCTGTAATATCCCGACATACTGCCCGTTAGCAAGGTCAGAGTGCGACCATTGCGGCGAGTAGTCCAGCACGAAGAAACCCCGAGACGCCGGAAAGATTCGATAGTCGGCCTCGTTGTTTAGGCTAGTCTGGTCTGCAACCCTAGTAACCGCTGCCGTTGTCGTCGGGAGGAGATCCCGCCGGCACCACGAAAACGTCGTACCGAGCTGGAGCTCTAGCGCATAGATGTGGCCGGTGTTCGCCCCAGTCGCCACGGCGGAGTAGTGCCCCATGTAGACCGTGATGTCGGTTGTTGAGCCGCCGACATCAATCTGCCCCGACGTATAGCGTGAAATGGTCGACGCCAGAGTGGGGCGAAGATCATGGGCGGATGCCTGCCAGGTTGATCCATTCCAGTAATTCGAGTCGACGCCTCTTTTGACTTGGATGAAATAGGCGTCGGCCCCGCTGTCGTTCTTATACCAAGCACGCACGAAGAGTTTAGTGTTTGCGGCAATGCTCGAAACCGTCTGGCTCAGGTAGCAGTTTTCGCCGCTAGCGGTGGTTGTCGTCTTCGCCGATCGCCGGAATCCGCTCGTATCGATGAGATAGTCCGTCACGTCCTGTGTGATGGTGGCGGAACCGCTCGTGGTCTTCGTCCAACTCGTGAAGGTATCACTGCTCCCCTGGCTGAAAGTCGAGTCGAGAAGATGGTTCTTGTCAGACCCGCCCTGGATAAGCAGCCCGTCCTTCGTCAAAAGCGGGCTATCCTGCGCCACCTCTTGATAGAGGCCATCCCCGGGCCGGGGCGCAAATGCCACCTGCGCCCTACTGGTAGACCATCCTCCACCGAGATGCCACACGGCCAGCCCGGTATTACTCTCATCCACTCCGGTGATGGCGAATGGGCTCCAGAAGTTGACGTACTGCTCCCGCGGGTCAAGCAGGGTCAGCGTGCGCGTCGGTGGGCTGACATGATCCTCGACCTCGAGACAGTACAGAGGCACATGCTCCCACGACCTCATCCCCGGAGACCACGGCAGCAGATCGTGTGAGCTCCACACCGTCTGGCCCGGCTCGACCTCCCCGAATTCGTGCGGCACAGCCACCCGCAGCCGGCGCAGGGGCCGGCGCAGCGTCCGCAGTTGGTGGCTCAGGACGACCCGCACGGGGTCAGTGTAGAGGCCGCTCGGCGTAGTCTCGAGCTCGATGTAGACGCTCGCCCAGTCCAGCGAAGCCGACGATCCGCCCGTGGTCGCATCGATGCCGCTGCCGTAGCCGCTCGTGGCACTGCTCTCAAATCCCGCCTGGAACGTACCAGACAACAGGTCGGCACGGGTCCATGCCCCACCCGCGGGCCGGGCCGTCCATGTATAGGTGAGCTTTTGGAATCGCCCCACAGCCGTCTGGGTGTTGCGGTTGCATGTTGCCGTGATGGTCTGTGTCCCCGTCTGGTACGTCCTCGTGCCGCTTGGGTTGGTGAAGAAAGACAGGGTCGGAGACGAGTCGATTACGGCAGTATTGGCCGAGGATGTCCTGACCCATGCAACCAGCGTCAGGCTTACAATCGTCACGTTCTGCGGCGGGTCGCCAAAGGTGAACTCGACCCGCCCGTTGTTCCTCGTCCCGGTGGTGGCTGACGACCGGGCGAAACCATAGTTCGTCTCGTCCAGCGCATCGGCCAGATCATCACACGAGGTCGAGCAGTCCCCGGAATACTCCAGCGAGTTCCCCGCCGCGAGGTGTGTGCCGTAACCGCTCGTAAGCGTCCAAGAGCAGGCGTGTGCCTTCGGGTACATCCGTTGGAGCGCCACTAGACAGCCCTCCGCACGCAGTCCTTCAACTCGACCAGTGTAGACACGCTCGGCGTTACTGTGGGGTCGTGTACCGCCATGCTCGCCACATACTGCTGCTGCACCTCGTCGTACAGGTAAGACCCCAGGAACTCGGACGTAACGTCCGTGGCGTCGAGGTCATACTCCGCGGACCCCTCCAGTTCATGCGCCGGCTCAAGCACTGGGGCATCGGTGCTCGCCCGATACCCCGGGAATGCCAGATCGAACACCCGCAGGGCGAGCCTGCCCGAGGCTGTCCAGTAAGCCCGGAAGCAGGGCCAGCTTGCCAGCCACTCGTCCAGCACATCCCACACTTGGAGGGGCATGGCGTCCCCCCCGACGTAAAGCGTCCCCTCGAGCAGTTGCCGCTCGGCCCACTGGGCACACTCGGCCCAGGACTCCGCGTCGATCAGGGATGAGTCCGCCGTGCCGTACCACGCGCCGGTCAGCCAGTTCGTCTCTGCGAAGTTGATCAGGAGGTGGCGCATCTGCTCGACGGGGTTGGTGATCTGGACACCAGTGGGGGCGGTCGTTCCGGACCCCGTGTTGCCAGTGACCTCGTAGCCCTTCACGTCCGCAGTGACCACGGCATCGGCCGCCTTAGACGAGACGAAGGTGATGACGGTGGACATCTTCCCGGCGACCGAGGTGCTATAGGACAGGGTGTAGTCCGTGGTAATCGTCTGGCTGGCCCCATTCACATACACCGCCAGCACCTCCTTGGCCTGGCCGGCGCAGACGAGATACTTGTACGTCCCATCCTCCGCGACCTCATAGACGGGGATGCACTTGACCATGCCCGTCCCGCTTAGGCCGCTTGAATTGTGGGTGCCATAGATGATCGGGGCATACAGGCCCAGCGAGGGGGTAGGAGCCCCCGGCCAGTCAGACTTGGAAATCGACCAATTGGGGACGTAGTCCCGCAGCGCCCCGTCGTCTGCCCGCAGCGTCAGCAGCACCACGCCGGAACGGTAGCCCCACCGCTCGAGGACCCCGGTGAATACGGTTCTGGAGTTGGTCGCGTCGCCCGGGAAGACGTGATAGATCGTCGCCGCGCTCCCCCGCTGCTGCCCGTTCTCGATGGCGTCTCGGATGGTGCCGTCGTCGTCGGCCACGAGCACATCGATCTCGGCCGGCTGGAGGTCAGATGCCCTGATCTGGAATCCCCGCCGGGTCGAGCCCCACTCGACCACGTTGGGGTGGTATGCCTTGCCCAGTGCAGACGCTACGCCGCCAGACAGGTAGAGGTTGGTGGTCGAGCCCCAGACGGCAGCGTCGAGCGTGCCGTCATTGAGGACGATCTCGAGCACCGGGGCCAGGTCGGTGCCCTGATCGGTCCAACTCATCGGCCGCCCGCCACCGCGAGCCGGGTGTCGTACCGGACGCCAGAGTTAGCCCGGAGGAGCTTCCGCATCGTGCGCTCCACCCGCCGGTCGAATGCATACTCAGTCTCACGGGTCGTGCCGAGGCTGCGGCTGATAGTCACGTTAACGGGCCGCCCCACAGACAGCGGACTCGGCTTGTCCAGCGGGATGACAGCCTCGCGCCCGTGGAGGGGCACCCAGGTGCCGCGGCCGAAGTCTCCTATCCCGCCGCTCGCAAACCCCTCCCGGCCGGCCATGATCTTCAGATAGTCCCGGCTTTCCTTGAGCACCTCGAGCTGTGTCGGGAGCACCTCGATGCCGGCCGCTTCCATCGCGGCCTTCAAGTCCTCTGGCATCTCCTGCCCCGTCGCCGCATACGCCTGAGCCAGCGCGGTAAGCTGGTCGGCCATTGACTGGGCCGCCAGTGCCTCGTCCATGCCCTGCCCCTTGAGCTCGGCCAGGGTCTGCCGGGCAATGGTGGTCGAGTCATTCACGAAGCCCTTGTCCACATAGCCGGCATCCATCGCACCTCGGAGCAACTGCCCAGCACCCTGGCTCACCCCGAGCAGGGCGCGGGTCTTGGGGTCATTGGTGATGTCGAACATCTGGCCGATGCGGCCCAGCCCCATCTTGGTGGGGTCGATGCCCAGCTTAATAAGCTGATCGTGCATCTTCTCCCACGCCGGGCGCAGGCCCTCGATACCGGCGATGCCCTGCTTGCGGAACGTCTCCCAGAACGTCGCCCCGAAGAGCCCCGCGGCTGCGGCGGCGACGTTGGGGTCCGAGAAGGTGTTGACGATCTTGCCCGCAGCGTCGGTATAGGTCAGGTTGTCGATGAGCCCGGAGATGCCGCCCTGCGCCGTCTGGAGTCCGGCGGCCTGACGCTGCCGCTTCTCCTCCTCGGCCCGCTTGCGCTCCTCCTCGGCCGCCTTCTTGGCCTCCCGCTCGGCTTGCTTCTCGGCCTCGGACTTGCCCCCGAATAGCCCCTTGATGCCACCCCACAGGGACTTCCCGATCGACAGGGCGCTGCCCACGATGCCGCCAATGCCGGTGATCTTCCCCAGCAGGCCCATGAAGCCGCCCTGAGCCGACCCCATCTTGAACGCCTGGATACCCGACATCAGCCCGCCGATGCCGGACGCAATGCTCGCCGCGAAGTTGGCGATCTTCCCCGCCAGCCCGCCCGTCAGATCCCCGAGTGCCTGGAGTTGTGTGGATAGCGCGGTCAGGGGGCCGGACCAGTCGGTGATGGACTGCGTCGTTTCCTTCACCACATCATTAGTGCGGGTTAGCTGATTGTCGAACTTCGACCAGTCCCCGATGTTGAACTTGGTTTGGCCCGGGACGGTGGGAGCGAGCCCGGCCAGCCGGTTGCCATCCTTGACGTTGAGGATCTGGTAAGACTTGATACTGCTGGTCAGCGGGCCGGCCAATTCCTTCTCGATTGCCTTGGCAGTCTTCTCGATGGCTGCCGTGAGCCTCTTGGACTCCTTACCCGCATCTCCGAAGTTCTGGTCCATCTCCTTCCATGCCTTCATGGGGTCGGAGAGGTCGAGCTCCGGGGCAGACCTGCCGAAGCCGCCGCCGGCCACCTTCGGCCCGCTGCTGATCATCGTGGCGAGCATCCGCAGCCCACCCACCGGAGAGTTGGCCCCGGTGAGCCCAGCCATCCGGGTCATCATCTCGATCCACAGCTTAAACGCAGGCTGATTATCCTTGATCGCCTGCGCCACCTCCGAGATGGACATGGCGAGATCGTTTGTCCCCTCCACGATGGCCGGGGTTTGCGCCACGCTCGCCAACATCTGATTCTGGAGATCCTCCCATGCCCCAGAAAGGTCATCCACCGCGTTGTCCACTTTCACAAGCGCGGCAACCTGATCATCGGACAGCGTGACCTGGAGTTCCTGCGAAGCGTCGGCGATAGACCCCATCACCGGCAGCAACTCTGCCCCGGCACGCCCGAACGCAGCCATAGCCGCCGCGGCACGCTGGGTCGGGTCTTCCATTGCCCTGATCTGGCGAGCGAGTTCCTGAAACTGCTCCTCAGGTTTCATCCCAGCCAGCCGCCCGACCTCTAGCCCATACTTTTGGAGAGTGGATGTGTTGCCCACGAGGTTGCGCTGCATGATCGAGATAGATCGGGTCATCTGATCGAGAGATAGCCCGCTATTCTTCGCCACACGCTCGAGCCGCTGAAGAGCCTCGACGGCCATCCCCGTTTTGGCAGAGGCATTGGACAGCCGCTCTGCCGCCTCGGCGGCCCGCAGCACAGCCGCCGTCAGCGCACTAGCTGCACCCGTCACCGCCCCGATGGACGCCACCCCGGCAGCCCACTTGCCAATCGCCCCCGACACCTTGTCCAGCGAGGTACTGGTAGCCTTGGCCTTCTTGTCCACGCCCTCGAGCGCATTGCCCAGCTTGCCGAGGACGACCTCACCGTTGGACCTGACCTCGACGTTAATGGCTACGTTTGCCATCTCTACCGCTCCTTGCCGAAGTCAGGGTGCAGCCGTGACGTAATCTCGCTCGAGCGCAGGGCATTGCCGACCCGGGCCAGCAACGCAGCCCGGTCCTCGTCCGGCCACCGCGCCAGTAACGCCTTGGCATACTCGGCAGCCAGCGGCTTGAGGTCGTCGTGGATCATCCAACCCATCAGAGACATGGCCTCGATGTTTCGCGGGTCGATCTCGACTCTGGGGCAGGGCCGACCAAGGGACGAGAGCATCCGGGCCGATGCTGCCTCGCTGATGCATTTGCCCTCGTCCCCACCGTTCACCTCACATGCCCGACACCGCTCCTCGATCGACCCGTACGTCCTGCCCGACTCATTCGCCGGAATCTCCCGCGTGTCGAAGTGCCACACCCAGGCTTCGACTAGGTTTTTCCCAGCGCGGCCTCCTCCTCGGTGGCCTTGGTGGTCAGGGTCTGCGCCTGCTCGACAATCCAGCCGGCGAGGCTCAAGACCTCGGACAGCACAGCCGCCTTGACCTCGGCAGTCCACTTGCCGTCAAGCCTGACCATGCCTTCCGCGTCGGCCTCGAAGTCGCCGCACCCCTTGACGAGCTCATGGGGGACGAGAGCATTGCGACTGTCCACGAGTGCATATCGGGCGAGTTCCTGGCTGTGCGCCTGAGCCGCCTCGATGTTCGTCTCGGAGATGATTGCGCCGTCCTTCCGGCGCACCTCGGCCCGCTTGCCGAAGTGCCGAAAGTAGGATTCCTTCTCTAGCCCGGTGGGGATGCGGCGCACCTTGAACGCCGCATCCCCTGCGAAGTCGAACCACTTCCCGTCGAACGATCCGGCCTTGATCAGTTCCACCATTCACTCCATGAAACTGCCGGGCCACCTGTCATCACGACGGGAGCCGAGCATCTGGTTAGATTTCTAGCCCTTAGGCCAGAGCATCCGTGCTCCGCTTGCTGAAGACCTCGTAAGTGAGCGCCCCGGTGTAGCCGGCCGAGAAGCCGGTGGGGATCGTAGCCACACCGAACGACTCGAACGGTTGCGACCACGTCTGCCCCTCAGGGCCGGGGATACCAGGCTTGCCCTCGCCCAGCACGACGTAGGGTAGCCACAGGACGTGCTGCATGTACTGCGTGCTCGCGCCGGCCAGCGTGGCCCCGGTCAGCTTGATCTTGACCTTCTTGGCCGTCGCCGCAGTGCCGGCAAAGGCAAGCTGGTCGGACGCCAGCGAGGACGAACCACCCGTGCCCGTGTTAACGTCGGGGAACTCGAAGGAGCCCGTCACCTTCATGAAGTCCGTCTCAATGGGCTCGCTGATCTTGTCCCCGCGCTCGGTGGAGAAACGCCCCTCCATCGCACGGTCCACGTTGATCTCGAAGCCGGTGACGTAGACCAGGTCGGTCCCGCCGAAGTCGGCACCGTTCTGCGCGTTGATGTTGACGACCGCGTGCTTGAAGAGCGCCCACTCCAGGTTACTGGACAGGGTCACGTTGTCAATGGTCGTCGTGGTGTTGGTGCTCGAGGTGCCGTACTTGTAGTCGTCCCCGATGCCACGGAACTCGATCTCGATGGGCCGCCCCTGCCGACCGCGCAGGGTGAAGCCGGTCCACTTGACCGAGGGCACCTCGACAACCGTGGTGTCCTTGATCAGCTCATAGGCCACCGTCGAGAAGATGCCATCAATCTGGTTGTTGATCTTGAGGACGTGCTGCTTGCCCGACGTGTCCACGGTGCTCGGAGCGCCAGCCGTGCCGAGGACGAACGCCAGCAGGGGCTCGAGCCCCTCGTAGCGCAGGTCGGTTGCCAGCGAGACGGACACGGACTTGTTGCCCGGGACCGGAGCCAGAGCCGTCACGGACCCCGAGATGCCCCGGATGGGCTCGATGACCAGATTGCCCGGGGTGTCGATCGAGCGGACATAGACGCCGTCCGTCGCCCCGGCCGCGACGGCCGTGCCCCAGGTGGTAGCCTTCTTGACTCCGACGATGCCCTGGAAACCCTTTGCGCGGGCCATATTCCCTACTCCTCCCCGCCCTTAGTACGCCGACGAGGAGCCGGGGCGGCAGGCTCCACGGGCACCAGTCCAAGCGCAGTCAGCGCACTGACGGCATCGTCGGGATAGTCAGCCTCTCCCGACTTGATCAGCAGCCCCGTGGCGGGGTGGATCTGATCGTCTCCGGCCCACAGCATCCTCAAGCCGTCCTCCTCGCCCGAATGCGGGCCTTTAGCGCGATGTGCTGCTGCTCCAAGATCGCCTCTTCTTCGTCTTCCGGCTCCTCCGCAAAGACCTCCTCGGTCAGCGCGGCCACCTGCTCCTCGAGCGCCCGGACACGCTCCTCGAGCTCCGTCATGGCGTCTCCACGAAGTCGTACGACACGACAAAGCGGAGCTCGGCGATGGCCCAGTTGGGCAGATACCTGTCGCGGTCGATCACCAGCGAGCCGAGGGCGACGTTGCGGGTCAGCCCCCCGAGCGTCACGTCAGACAGCAGCCGCCGGACAGCGTCACGGATCAGACGGTTCGCCACCTGCCACCGCGTCGGCTCCTGCTCGAGGATGGGGCTTTCGGTCGGGGCGTTGTGCTGCCGGGCCACGATCACGAAGAATTCGGCCTCGGCACCAGCCCATCCAGACGTGCCCTCCTCCGTGATCGTCTCGTCCCCGGGGCGCAGCAGGTACACCGTCTGATAGTTGCGGTCGAGCCCCTGCTCGTCCGGCCAGAACGTGACACGGGCGACGAGGTCGGGCGCATACCAGTACGTCGCCCCGGCGTCGTCCACGATGCCCTCAAACAGCGTCTTGAGGGCTGCCGCTATCTGCTCGTGCTTGGACTCAGCCACCGATAGCCCCAGCCATGAAGTCGTTCATGTCCCGCTTGACCTCCCCGCCGATCTGCCCCTCGTGGTGGCGCAGTGCGGGCTCGAGCGCCGGCCGGCGGGGCACACGGCCGCCGGGGTGCCGCTTGTGCGGCTTGAACGGCTGCCCGGCCTCGAGGTTGCCCGCCACGCCCCGGGCCTGCACGGCCGAGCGCCAGGTGTTCCCGGTCCACCGGGACTTCCCCAGGTGGACGATCAGGGGGATTCCAGACCCACCCTTAGACCGGACACGGGCCGCCTTGTCTGACCCACGTCGCCAGTCCCGATGATATGTAGACCACTTGCCACCCGTGCGGTTATACCACTTGGTGCGAGACGACAGCCCGAGAGACGCCAGGGTGTGCTTGCGGCCGGTCCAGAATGCCCCACCCCACAGCTTGCGCCCGATGGTCGAGCCGCTGGTGTACTCCCCCTGCGCCGCCTTGACCACACGACGCAGCACCCGCCGGGCAGCGTTGGCCGCCACCCGCTTCTGGTCCCGCCCCACCTGCTTCAGACGGGCCGCCATCAGGGCGCACGTCTCAGCCACTAGATGATCCTCCCCGTCTTGATGTAGGCGTGCGAACGCCACGGGTAAAGCTGCTCCTTCTCGATCTTCAGCAGATCAGCCGGCAGGAACCGCGACACCGACCCCATGCCGTCCGTGATCGTCTGCGCCGCGAAGTCGCCGCCCCGCTTTATCTGGCTATACTTCCGGGCAGCCAGAGACAGCGCAACGCTCTTGATGTCACCCGGAACCGCCGCGGGCGCGGCGTAGCCCGCCGTATAGACGAGCCGGATAGCGTCCTGCCCGCTCGGCCAGTACGCTTCCAGCCGGACGAAGACACCAGCGGCCGCGTCGTAGACGTAGTCAGTGCCATGAGTCAGGGTGTCCTCAGATGTCCACGTCCCAGACTGCCACTCGCCCTCATCCACGCTCGTAACCGTGGTCACGGGGTAGTTGAGCGCACACACCTCACTCAGCCCGGACTCGACCGTGTGGTACTCGGTCGTGCTGCCACGGGTTGCGATGCGCCGACCAAGGAACGTCTCGATGGACTCGCTCGCCCTGTTGATGACGTTCTCGAGCACGGAGTCCTGAGCCGTGAGCGTAGAGTCGATCGACAGCAACTCTTTGAGCTCGGCTACGCTGACCAGCGCATAGGTAGAGAGAGCCATTAATGCTTACCCCTCTGCACTACTGCTTACCTTTCCGCACCACTGCGGCCTCAGGTGCAGAGCGCACGGCAGTCTCGATACCGACACGCTGCGCCAGCCCCAACCTGATCCACTCGCGGGCGACCTCGTCGGGGACATCCAGCGTCTCGCCGGGAGCAGGACAGCCGTGGGCCGAAGCGAACGACTTGATAGCCTGTACTCGCATGGAACCATCCGGGGGGCGGGTAGGCCGCCCCCCGGAAAGGAACCGTTAGGCAGTGCGGAGGTACTTGACCGCCGTGGTGTCGATCAGGTTGCCGTCCACCCGCTGGCTGGCCTCGAACACAGCCTGATGGCTCAGGAAGTAGAGATCATCCGAGCGACGCAGCGTGATGCCGCCGGCCACCCGGACGAAGTACTTGCTGAAGTCGCCGAAGAGCACCAGCCGCTTGTTGGTGGCGAAGGTGCCATCCTGGTCATTGTTGATCACGACCGGGACGCCGAAGAGCCGGTCAGGCTGGCCCTGCTGGACGGCCATCTGCCATAGATATTGATTGTTCGAGTCCTTCAGCTTGCGGACATAGGCCGCGACAGCGTCGTTCATCATGAACGCGCAGTTGGGCGACATGCGGTAGGCGATATCGACCGCATGATACAAATCGATCACCTCATCCAAAGTGATAGCATTGGTGGCCGAGGCCGTCTTGCCGAGGGCAGCCTTGACCTGGACGCCGCCGGGCTGGCTCGAGCCCGTGCCGGTCGTGAAGTAGGTATTCTTGATGCGGCCGATGCGGGTGCCCAGCGCGGCCCCGAGGTACTGGCTCAGGTTGATGCTCGAATCCTGAAGGAGCTCGTTGGAGATCAGCACGGCATCGCTCGACATCTTGTAGCTCGACAGCACGACCTGCCCGAAGCTGGGGTCGGTCGTGGTGGTGGCGCCGGTTGCCTCGGTCAGCAGCCGCCCGGTGTTCGACGTGTCGTCCACCGTGGGGACGGGCAGGCTGGCCCCGGTCGCCGTGGTGATGACCGTGGCGAGGTTCTGCACCCGGCCATACCACTTCTCGACCTCGACAAAAGCCCTCATCATCTCGTCGGGGACAGAGTTGCCGCCGGCCGTGGTCGTGCCCACGGACAGGGCGCGGAGGTCGAATTCCTTGGAGCTCGGCCGGATGCCGTAGAACGCAGCCGCCGCGTGCTCGTCCTCGCTGCGGGCCTCGCCGCGCAGCCAGGCGCGGAGGGCGTGCTCCGGGTTGGGGCGAGCGTCGGTGACGATCGTTTCCGTCTTGCGGCCAGCCGACTGGTTGAGGATCTTGCGCTCCTCGTCGGCCTTCTCGTGGAGGGCGATGGTCGCCTTGATCTGGTCGATCTCGGCGTCCATGCGCTTGATGGTTTCCTGCTCCTCGGTGGAGACGGCCCGCTTCTCGTTGTCGGCCTTGTCGAGGATGGCCTTGATGTCCTCATTCAGCTTGGCCCGCTGCTCGTACAGGTGCTTCATTTGCTTAGCGCCTCCTGCGCTTGTCGCCAGGAGCGCCGGGCCAGAAAGCCGAAGGGCGCGAGCCCTGGCAGAGATCAAACGGCAATCACTGCTTGGCTTCGCGCCCTGCTCAGCGGGGTCGCTGAAGTCTTGGACGGTCGTTCGGGTTGACCAGCAACCTCGGCGGCCGAACTAGTCGTCAGTCACAGTCTAGCACATATGTCTAGCCTCGCTCTAAGTATTCGGTTCTCTCCTTGACCACGGCTCGCTCAAGCTTCTCGGTTCTCTCGGCCCACCCGGCTCGCTCCCCTCTCGCGGTTCTCTCGCTCACGACGGCTATACATCTAGCCTAGTCGATAGGCCAATTGGGGACGGGGATGTAGTCCGCGTGCCCGCCCGGCCCGAGGATGTAGGGCATGGGCGGGGGCGTCCCCATCTCGACCTCGTGCAGCACATGGTGGAAGTGGGACAGGAAGATCTTGGCGACGTAGCGCCCGGCGCGCCAGTCCAAGCCGACCGGCTGGAGCTTGCCGCTGCCCCAGATCTCCCGCTGAAGCGGGCTGATGCTCCACCTGTTCTTCGTCGCCAGCTCGAGCCGGGCCAGCGCCTGCTCCCGGAACATCCCGGCCTCGTTGCGCTCGATCTCCTGCGCCTTGCGCTTGCGCCACAGCTTGGCATAGAGGCAGTCCGACCGCTCGCCAGCCTTCTTGAACTGCTCCCCGATGAGCCATGCGGTGGTCTTGAGCTTGGCGCAGTGGGGCCGCTTCTTGCCCTTCTCCCACTTCGCCGTGGGGTCCAGCCCGGCGAATCGCCACACCTTGCCGGCCGTGTTGATGTACCCCTCGTGGCAGTCGGGCGTGCAGGGGTTGGCCTTGGAGCAGCGCACCCTGGCACGGCAGACCCACGGCCTGATTTCGATGTATGCGAGGAGCACCCCGGCGTATGTGGCTCCGATGCCCGGGATACTCAGCGCCCAGCGGCCAGCCCGGTGGGTCATCACCATCGCCTCGATGGCCTTGTCTGCCTTCTTCTCGATGGTTTCGTGGTCCTCGCGCAGCAGGCGCAGCGCGAAGGAATCCGGCGACGTGTCCACCCTGCGCTCGATGGCCCCGATCTGGTTTCCCGTGGCCTTGCGGTTCTCCTGTGCTGACATGCGGAGGTCCACCAGCGCACGGAGCACATCCTTGTCGAATGTGGCCTCGGCACGGATGGCCTTGACCTGCGCCCGCGTCCAACGCTCGACGTTCAATGACTCGCTCATGTTCACTCCCCCTAAGTTAAATTGGCTCGCTCCGCTAAGTCGGTTCTCTCAAGAGAAGCGGCTCGCTCGGGCTGCGCGGTTCTCTCCAGCTTCTCGGCTCGCTCCGGGACGACGGTTCCCTCTGGGTCATCGGCTCGCTCAGGCCGCTCGGTTCTCTCTACCGACCCGGCTCGCTCACACCAAACGGTTCTCTCCTCTGCGACGGCTCGGCTCATTGCTGTTACTCGGCCTTGGTGGCCTTAGCCATGAGCGTGGCGAGCTGGTCATCGGTCAGCACCTGACCGACCGTCTCGCCCGTCTTGATCTTGAGCGTTTGCAGCCGCTTCTCCAGCAGCCGCATGAATCGCCCATTCCTGGCGTTGCCCTGCGCGTTGGCCTCGTACATCTCAGCCTCGCGCCGGACATCCTGTAGCGTTGCCTCGCCCAGAAGTCGCTTGTCGCTCATCGGCCATGCCAGGTACTTCCCCGCCCACTCCGACACCTTGCGGCAGACCTCCTCGGAGTACGCCTGCTCCTTCTGCTTGGTGTACGGCTTGGCTGGCTGGGACGTGAGCAGCCTGTCATCCACCACGCCGGTGATATCCACCCGACGGGCGGCCATAGCCAGCCGGATCTCAGCCCGAGCCGCCCTGTGAATGGCCCAGGTGATCAGGCGTGCCTGCGAGTTGATGCCGGCCACGACCTTCTCTTCGGCGGCCCTGTAGCCATGCTGCGCTATCGCAGCATCGGCCATCCTGCGGACGATGGCACCCTCCGGCTCCGTCTCCACGCTCGACTTGTCAAACCCCATGCATCCCCTTTCGTGAGCCTTCCCGGCTCGTTAATGTGCGCTCACGGAGTACGGTTCTCTCTTCATACGCGGCTCGCTCGTAAACGACGGTTCTCTCGTCGGCCACGGCTCGCTCGTTTCTCACGGTTCTCTCCGAACCCGCGGCTCGCTGCTCTCATCGCTTCATGCGGTACTGGAAGCCGGGCCACTCCTGTTTCACTTCGGCCCGCCCCTCCTTCACCAGCCCAGACAGGTGTGCCCTCACCGTCCGAGCGCACACGCTGGGCACCTTCGCCCCGACATCGACAGCCGTCTGCCACTCCCGGCTCAGGGCACCCTCGACTGCTCGCCTGTGTGGCGATCCTCGTTTCATTCCATACCCCTCCAATCCGAACCATGCCAGAATATAGCAAGCACATACGGCTGTGTCAACTAGAAATCTAGCCCTTCAGCGCACGCAGGACGAACGCAAAGTTGTGCTCGTCCTCCCGCACATGAACGGGCTCGAAGTCTGCCTTGTAGCAGAAGCGGAAGTCGGACATGGCAGTCTTCCCCACCTGCACCCGATACTGCTCCTGGCTCAGAAACACCAGCGAGCCGGTACACAGCACCCGCTTGTGTGACGGGTCGCCCCACGCCCACATGCTCTTCCACGAGGGCGTGGTGGCGGCCAGATAGCCCCCAGGCTTGAGGATGCGCCAGAGCTCGCTGAACTGCGCGAAGAAGAAGCGCCAGTCGCCTTGCTGACCCGTGTGCTCGAGCACCTCATAGGCGTGGATCTCATCGAAGCTGTTGTCCTCGAACGGGTAGGGCAACTGCTCGAGGTCATGCACCACGTCGGGGTGGTGGTCGGAGTTGTGGTCTAAGGTGACCAACTTTGTCCACTTACTGCGACCATTTATGGCTATCTTCTTCGTCCAGTCGGACCCGCAGCCCAGCAGGAGCTCCACCTAGTACCGCTCCCTTCGACGGAGCCGGATGTTGATGGCCGGGATGCCCTCCTGCTGGGGCTCCTCCTTCGGCGGCTCCTGCTTGGCCCGCTCGAGCGCCCGAGCAGACACCTGAGTTGCCGGATACGCCGGATAGGCCACGGGGCTCACGTCGAGCAGTTCCAGGTCCCGCAGCTCCCGCACCTGGGCACCATCCTGCGTGCGCCACTCGTCGGTGAGCACCCGGAAGCCGAACGACATGCCGTCCACATCCCCGCGCCGGATGCTCGCCAGCACGTCCTCGGCGGCCCTCGTCTCGGGCGGGTCGATCTCCACCCGTAGCCCACGCTCGTCAACCGACAGCTTGAGCGTGCCCGACTTGGTCCGGCCAAGCACCACGTCGGGGTTATGGTTCCAGAGTGCCCGAACGTCGTGGGCCTCCTTCAGCGCCCGATCGAACGCGCCGGGCTTGATGACCTCACGAAAGCCCCCGAGGTCTTCGCTCATGGACCCGAAAACGGCAGCGTAGCCGACGATCCGACGCTCGCCCTCGGCGGCGCGGACCTCGGCCCCGGGAAGGGCTCGGCGTTCGATGTCAGGCAGCATGGTTATCCTCCATGAGAGAAAGCACGGTGTCTGCGACCTCGGCGGGGCGGCTGCTCCCCCACCGAAGAATCAGCCCCTCGGCCTGCGGCTCGAGGTTTGCCGCACTGAGTTCTAGCAACTCCGTGCGGCTACGGGTCAGGTAATCCTTGGCCAGCCTACGGGCCGCCTGATGGCTGTCGTCCTGACGCCTAGATAGCGCATAACTAAGGGCCAAGACTGGCTGGAGACGCTCGGCGAGGCCGGGCACCTCCTTGGTATAGAACTCGCCGGCCCACGCCCTGAGTGCCCCCGCGCCCTTCTTGGCAGCCTGCCGGATTTCGGCTGCCTCGCGCCGGCCATACCGGGCCATGATGTCCACGATCAGCGCACGCTGCTGCTCCTCGGCATCGGGCGGCTCAGGGGCGGGGGGGGGCGGCTCCGGGGCCGGCGGCTCCTCCGGCTTGGGCAGGTTCTCCATCTTCGCCACGTACTCGGGGGACATGACGCCCATATCCACGTACAGCTTCTGCACGTCGGCCCGGGTCCGGGCATCGGTGCGGAGCACGGCGTTACGGGTGTGCTCCAGGTAGAATGTGCCCTCCTGCGCGTCGGAGATCATCTTGCGGTTGACCTCCTGCTCGATGGCGACCAGCCATGGGTCCAGCGTGTTGTCGAGGAAGTCCAGCCGGTTGGCCTCGTAGTTCCCGCCGGGCCGCTCGGCTGTCTTGTAGCCCAGCATGGCCGGATTGATGTTTAGCCATCGAGCCACCTCGAGCACCTGGAGCTCGCGGGTTTCGATAAGCTGGGCATCCTTGGCCGGGATGCTCAGGGGGTTGGCCTTCATCCCCTCCTCGAGGATAGCCAGCCTGTGCGCCCTGTCCGGCCCCTGATGCATGGCATTCCAACTGTCCCGCAGCCGCTTCTGCGCCTCGGGGGACAGCGTGCCGGGGTGCTCGAGCGTCATGCCCGGCATGGCCCCGTTGCCAAAGAATGTGGCCCCGTACCGCTCCGCGGCCAGCCCAAGCCCGAGGCTCTGCTTCGCCATCTGCACCACGCTGTAGCCCTTGATCCCATCGAAGCCCAGCCCGGGGACGTGCAGCACATCGACGGGGTCGAGGAACCGCTCCCCCCCGTTGTACCTGTAGCGCAGCCGGCCGCCCTCGATGACGGGCTCAATCTTGTCCGGCGTGATAGGCCACAGCCCGATGGGCTGCATAGCGCGGTTCCACTCGATCTCGGCATAGGCATTGCCCCACGTCAGGATATGGGCCACATAGGTGCGCCAGAAGTTGAGCGGCGTCATGTAGCGGTTGGGCTCGTACCCGCACACCCTGGCAACGGGGTGCTCGGGCACCTCCTCCCGCTCGTCCTCACGCTTCCGGTACACCTTGCGGGGCAGCTTGGCGATAGACGATGCGATGAGGTTGACAGCCGACCAGTAGGCTGCGAACGTCAACGCCGTCCCCTCGCTCACCCGGACCCCGGCCGCGGTCGGGGTGTCGATCAAGTCCATCTTGATCCACTGATCAACGGTCAGCGCCCGCTTCTCGTTGCGGAGCCACGGCAGCCAGTCACGGAGTCCCATGATCTTCACTCCTGCGGTACCAGAACGCCCATGCCCGGCATCGACTGCCCGAGCTTGATAGACCGTTCATCGTCGTGCGACAGCCGCCGGGTCTTGTAGTGCCCCAGCCCGGGGACGTGGACGCACCAGATCGAAAACCCCGCCTCTTTGGCCCGCATCGAGAATGCAATGTCTTCCCCGTTCACGACGTAGCAGAAATCACGCGGCCGGGTGCCCGGCTCGGACTTCGCCAGGTGGATCGAGTGGAACCACGACCGGCCGTGCCGGTCGGCAATGCCCTCGAACACGTCGCGGTGAATCAGCACGCAGGCCGTGGCAATGGCGTCCACCTCGACCGGCTCGGTCCCGATGGGCACGGCCTCATAGATCCCGGGCGTCCCCGTCCACTTGAATCCACAGGTGGGGTATGCCTCGCCCAGCGGGACGGAGGCCGCCACGATCTTCTTGTCCGTCCCAGCCACGGCCAGCATCAGCTCGAGGATGTTCTGGGGGAACTCTATGTCAGTATCCACCTGGAAAAGCCAGTTAGCCTCGGGCTTGTCCAGCATGGCCTCGGCCAAAACCATGCGGTTGTCGCCCACATAGAGGCCGCTGGCGTGCAGCATCCGGGTCAGGTGCCTGTCCTTCTCGGGCTTGCCCTTCTCGTACTCAACCAGTCGGAGGCACGATGCATGGAAGGGAACCGTCACGGAACCACCGCAGGGGTAGCCCATGACCACCTTCCGATCCTGCCAAGACCCCGTGTTAACCCTGGACTCACGCCCCATCAGAGCACCACCAACCCACGCTCCTCGTAGACGGATGGCCCGGCTGGATTGCTAGCCAACTGGGCAACACCTATAGCCATAGCCAGCGCGACCATCCCGTCCACCTTCTCGCTAGACTTTTCCTTGTCGATCTTGAGGTTGCCGGCCGGGTCCGTGCGAACGCTGACATTGCCGGCCATCCACCTCGCTACCGGGTTGCCACCGTGCCGCAGCCGCTTCCCCATCACCAGACGCTCGATCTCACGGCACGGCCCGGTCATGGATGCGAAGCCTTGGCCGAACTCGACCACCCGCTCACCCAGTTCGTCTTTGAGGTGGACGACGACCTGTGTAGCATTCCAGCGGTCAAAGCCAACCGCCCGCACGTCATACTTACGGCAGAGCTCGAGCACCTCCCGCTCCAGGTAGTCATAGTCCGTGACGTTCCCGGGCGTGGCGATGAGGTGCCCAGACTGGACCCATCCCGCATAGTCACCTACCCCCCTTAGCTGCCGCTCCCGCACGGTGTCCTCTGGCACCCAGAACCGCCACGCAGCCACCCCCCCATCGTCCCGGGGCGACCACAGGGCCAGCGCCGTCATGTCAGACGTGCTCCCGAGGTCGAGGGCCAGATAGACGGGATGGCCCGTGAACTCGTCCGCTTCGTCAAACCGCTCCCCCGCCGCATCCCACACCGGCATGGGCAGCCACCGCTCGGACTGCTCAGTCCATTCGCAGAAGTTCAGCCGCCGGACGATGTTCTCCTTCGACGGCATCCCCTTGGCCTCCTCCACCTGCTCCCGCAGGTAGCGGAGGGGCAGCACCCGCCCCAGCCCCGGGTTGGCCTTGGGCCATACCTTCTCGTCCCGCCAGTCGTCGCCCGGGTCCAGCGAGCAGACATAGGCGAACCACGCATCATTGGGGATGTGGCCCTCGAGCACCTTTAGCGAATACTCGTGGTGCTTCCAGCATACGGAATTCCTGTCCCATCCCGAATTGGTGATCTCGAAGATCAGGGCGTTCTTCCGCTGCTTGGTCCCGGCCCGGATCTTGTCCACGACCATCCCGGTCGGGTGCTCGTGGAGCTCATCGATCAGCCCCACATGCACCCGCTTGCCATCTAGCCCACGGTGCTCGCTGGAGACGGGCCGGAACACGGAGCGGGTGCCCGGAACCGTCAGGGACGCCACCTGGCGCTGTACGAGGGCAGACAGCTCGGGGCTGGCCTCCACCATGCGCTCGGCATCCTTGAAGACGATAGACGCCTGCTCCCGGGTCACAGCCGCGGAGTAGACCTCGGCCGCCGGCTCCCCATCGGCCACCAGCGCATAGAGCCCGATGCCGGCCGCCAGGGGCGTCTTGCCGCACCCCTTCCCCGCCTCGACGTAGGCCGACCGGAACCGCCGGTTCCCCGTGGTGTCATACCAGCCAAACAGCGACCCCACGATGAACTGCTGGTATGGCTCGAGCACGAACGCCGACCCGTTCTCCAGCGTCAGCATGTCGCGGAAGAATTCGATGGCCCGCATGGCCTTGTCCGGCCGCCAGTCTAGCCCCCGCTTCTTCTGCTCCTTCACGTCCCTCAGGTGACGCTGGCAGGCCAGCCGCACGGGCCGCCCCGCAGGCTCCCGCCCAGCCACCACAGCCTTGGCATACGCCTCGACAGGATCAGCCTTACGCGCCACTAATGAACCTCTCCAGCTTGCTCTCCTGCTTCTTGGGCTCCACGCTGATCCTCGCCCGGCTCGAGGGCGTGCCGCCGAACTGGATGTAATAGCTGTGCAGCATTCTAGCCAGCGCAAGCGACACATCCCCGCGCCGCTTCCGCTTCTCGAAGTCAGCCTGGAGCTCGCACAGGGTGGCAAACGCCGTCTGATCCATCGAGGTCAGCACCCCCTGCTCGATGTAGAGCGGGGCCAGCCTGTCCCATACACCCCTCGCCCGCTTGGTCAGGTTAGCCGGCGGCTCACACCCAACGGGCGGCCGAGGCTCACCCTTGGGCAAGGGCCGCTTGCCAGGGTTGCCCTGCAGCAACTTGAGTGCGGTCGGCTTAGGTGGTCTACCCGGCATAATTTGCGCTCTCCCGGTAAGGATTTCGCGGCCATGTGCGCGCAGGAGCATGATCGGTCATTTGGTCAACGGCTTCCGGGTATACCGGGTCAAGCATGGGCATCCACTGCGCTAGTCTTGTGTGAACTGCAAGCCACACATAGCCGTTGCAGGTTACTCCTGTCGTCGGTGCCACCCTTGGCCTTGGGGATGATGTGGTCACAGACCCACATGGGCGAGGTGCTGCCGCAAAGTCTGCACGCAAATTCTTCGCTCGCTACCATCTGCCTGATCTTACGCCAGTTGTGCCCATAGCCACGCTCTGTGGTGGTGCGCCCTGCCTGATGCTTGACCCAGCCCCTAGGGGACTGGTGCTCTGGGCAGTAGCCAGCCCGCACCCTATTGGGGCAGCCGGGCTTGCCACACAGCTTGAGGGGAGCACTAGGCACGGACGCGCACCCGCACGATTCGCTGCCACTTGTCGCCCTGTGTGCTCGTGGCCTGGAACCTGATCAGGTAGTCCTTTCCATCGCTGCCGGCCTGGACTTGGGCTCTGATGGCGTTGCTTACGATCTCGGCGTTCTCGATTAGGGTGGACGTGACATCCGTGCCAGCCACCTCCTCGTAAGCCTTGACCTGCTGGGCAGCCAGGGTGTCCCCTGTCTCGAGGTCATTGCTGAAGTCCCACGAGATACGGAACTCCTCATCCGGCCGCTTGAATCTGGTTAGCGAGATATCTGCCAGCACTGGCTAGCCTCCTGACCTGTAGGAATGCACCCGCCGGGTAACAAAGCTGCGAGCCCACGCCTGCGTAAAGAATGTGCGATGCCACCGCTTGGTGCTGAAGACGTACAGGGGCGACTCGGGCCTATTGGGGACCGACCCCAGCGCGGCGGCCTGCGTTGTAGCCGGAACGGCCGCCACGACCGGGGCGAGTAGCACGCCAGGTGCTGGGGCAACTGCACCGCATACGGCGGATGGTGCAGCGAACTCGCTGCCCGCCACTATCTGGGGCGCAGCAGACGACGCAGACGCCTGTGCCGCCGGGGCCGACGTGTTCCTGTCCCCAGCCAATCCGGGGGCTTGGGCCAAGGCCGAGCTCTCTGCGGGGGGGGGCGATACGACAAAGCCCCAGATGACCGCAGGGGACTGGCTCGAGCATCCGGCCGCTGCCGATACGGCCGCAACCACACCGTTGATACCGACCGTTGGCTGTGGGGCCGCGCTCGATGCTGTTGCTGTGACCGCATCGACGTTTTCATCGCTGCCGACCGAGACGTAGTAGCCGGGTGGCGGCACGGACGCCAGGGCTATGGCCGGCGGGGCCTCTATGCCACCAAAGATCTGCGGCGGGGCCACATCGGCCGACGCGGACGCCGGGCTGGGCTGATGCGCCAGGTCCGGCCGGGCCGCGATAGCATCCGCACTGGCCGTGGCGGCCGCGCCAGTGACAACTGCCGAGCCCGACACGCTAGGGGCTACACCCCTACCCTCTGCCGTCGCCGCCAGAGAAACAACCTCGCTCGAGCCCGCCCCGATGACCAGATGGGGCCAAGAGTCGGAGATGGCCCCGGCTGGGGGTGCCTGTACGGATACGCCAGAAGCTACTGCCGCGGCTGGAGACGTGCCCGCACAGGACGCTGGAATCGCAGCAACGAAGGACGATGCAGAGAGTGATGGAGTACGAGCAACAGCCGCAGCGGTCGCCGGGACGGCATTGACCGATGCCGGACTACCAGATGCGCTGACTGCCGGGCTGCGCCCTGCCGCGGTAGAGGCCGCCGCGCCATCCACACCCAGGTCGCCCGAGATCGTCCCCCCACCGCTGACTGCTACGGCAGCGGTGGCAGTCGCCGGGACGGCAGATTGCGAGACGCTTTGAATAGTAGCCGGCGCGGATGCTGCCGCGCCAGCGCTAGCGTCCTGCGCCCCCACCGTCGCCGTGACGCTAGGTGAGGACACGCTGACGGCTGCGGTTGCCTCGGCGGGGACGGCCTGCACACCAGACACGCCCGCGCCGGATACTGCCGGAGCGGGGGCGGCTGCCGTCGCCGCGACCGTCACTGCGGAGACGGTCGCGGGGGAGGACACTGCTGGGGCCGGAACGGCGGACGCTGCGCTCGCCGCCTGAGCCCCGATCGTTGCGGTGATAGTCGGGGCAGCGACTCCCACGCTGGCGGTAGCCGCCGCCGGGACGGCTGTGACGATGGCAGCCCCGGATGCGCTCACCACCGGGATGGGGGCGTCCGCAGCCGATGCCGCCGGGGAGCCGGTGACGGACGCAGTACCCGACAGCGCAGGTGCCTGGGAGCCGGCGCTCGCAGCCGCCGCTTGGGCGGCTACCTCTCCGGTCCCAGTACCGGACGCCTGCGGGGCGGGGGCGGAGGATGCCGCGGTTGCAACCACCCCGGCGACAGAGCCGTTACCGGTCCCGCCCACTGCGGGCGGCACAGCCCCCGCCGATGCGACCACTGCGGCTCCAGCCACCGTCGCCCCGGCGCTGACGGCGGGCTTTGCGCCCTGACGGCACGGCCCGAGCGTGGCGCTCTGGACGTTCACCCACGCGCAGGGGATCAGCGGGAAGGTCGGGGCGACCAGCGAGCGCCGGACCCCGGTCCCGTTCTTGTAGAACCAGATCGAGCGCGGGCCGGCTGGGTCGTGGTCGACGTACTCCAGCCGGAAGGTGTCCCCGACGATGTACGAGCCGAGCGAGGCGATGAAAACGCCGTTTTCGTAGTGGCGGGCGATCCCGTCCTGCCCGAGCAGGACGTAGTAGTCGATGTTCTGGAAGTCGTCCGCAGGGTCGTCGTAACTCAGGCCGAAGGCGGCGAGCTGCGTGTTGGAGGTGGCCGTCGCCTCGACCCAGCAGTTGCCCGAACGGGCGGGGCCGGTCACCGTGCCCGAGAGGCCATTCGTGGCCGTGCGGGTGACCGTGCCATCGGATGCGGTGCTGAACGAAGCGTGAGCCCCCCACGCTACCGGGATGTCGTCCGAGGCCCGGGCGTCGGCTGTGGCTGGCTGCGCGGACACCACGGCCCCACTCGCCACGCTGGACACGGGAGCCGACCCAGACGCCGATGCCGTCGTCGCGGCGACACCCGACCCGGCTGACGATGCTGGCGCGGGTGCGCCGCCAGATGCCTCGGCGGGGACAGCGTCAACGTTCTGGACGGCAGCGACAACTGGTGCCTGGGCCGAGGCTGATGCAGCCCCCGCAGGAGCATAGGCCGTCGCCGTCAGTGTGGGCGCATCGGCGGGTACGCTGGCGCTCGCCGTGGCGACGACGGACTCGACCGTCGCATTGCCTCCGGTGCCGCCGGTCGCCCCTGGTGCCGGTGCCGCCGGGGCCGCCGTTGCGGCGACAGCGAACGCCGTGGCCGTGATGGTCGCACTTACGACGGATGCGACTGCCGAAGCCGCACCAGCGACAGCCTGTATGATCGCGCTGACACTGGTAGCCGGGGCCGGGGCTGCTGCGCTGGCCGTGGCGGTGACCGCGTTGACGGTTGGGCTTCCCGCAGGGCCACGCACAACGAATGCGACAACGCTGCCGGTTTCGTTGCTGACCAGCGTGTGCGAGGCCGACGCAATGGACTCGGAGTTTGTGACCTCGGCATCGCGGGTGAGCAGCGACCCGCCCATCGCCCCCCGGTCCTCACTGGCAGGCATCGACCACCCGCTCGCGGGGGTGGACACCTGCACAACATCCATGCCGATCCACGCGACCAGCCTGCCGCCCCCGTCCGACGACCCGGCGGTGAAGGACGGGGTATCGATGGTGGACCCCGCCACCGTGTCGTTGTTCGTCGCGCTCGCCCCGATGGGCGTCGTCGCATCGAACTCCCCGGCGGGCACCTTGAACGCGCACGCGGTCCACTGCTCAGATGCGGACGGCGTGACGGTGATCGTGCCCGAGGTCGCCGAGCCGCTGGCCTTCCACCAGAACACGCTCACGACCTGCGCCGTGCCCCCGAAGCTGCCGCTGATCGTGTTGATCGTCTCGCTATTCGGCCCGCTCGACGGCAGCGTGTGCGTGACGTTCGCGTCAGAGCACAGGCAGACGACGATCAGGTCGCCATCAGCCTGCGCGGGCCGCGAGATGTCCCACGAGGTTGTGGCGGTGTTGTTCCCGCTCTCGGTGCAGTCGGCGGCCTCGATGAGCGGAGCGGCCATGTGCTACAGCTCGACGGTGGAGTAGATCGAGCCGGGTTCCCCCGCCCCAGCAGCGGGAGCCCATGTCACGGCGAAGAGCCGTGTCATGGTGCCGCTGTGGCTGCCGGATGGATTCCAAGACCCGGCCGTGCTGTGATGCGCCGAGAAACAGCCCGCACCATTCCCGGTGGCCTCATGGTCATAAGAATCGGCAGTCGCACCTGTCCATGTAATCGCGATGTCGGCTTCGCAGTAGCCGACGACCATTCCGACACCATCAGCCGGGATAGTAATTGCTGACGAGAGTGTGCTGGTCGTCGTCCAGCCGTCCGCTTTCGACCCGTTGGCTGTCGGCGCGGACTCGGCCCCGACAAGTCTCCACACCGCAATGCCGACGAGATCGACCGAATAAGGCCAGTCTAGAACGATGTTTGCGGTGGTCCCAGTCGGGACGGCCGCGTAGGCAATAGCGCACCCGGTCGTCGAGCCGCCGACAATCGTCGCCGACACGCCACCGATGGTCACCGAAGATAGGTCACGCGAGGTGTAATACGCCCACACTATCCCAACCACCACGATTCGATCTGATGCCGCCGCCCCGATGTCCACGGCCGAGAAAGTGTAGGGGTCGTTGGTGAAATTGTCATTCACCACGGCTGGAGCTGCGGTATGCGTCAACGTGAGAGCCATGCGGCCATCTCCTTAAACATCGTAGTAGGCGAACCCGCTGCCCTTGAATCCGACGTAGGTCCGGCCCTCCACGTTCTCATCTCCAGAGACGCACACGGGCCAGTCGAGCGAGCCCAGCGGGTAGGGGCCGATGCTTGTCCATGTCGTGCAGTTGTCGTCGCTGCGATATATGCCGTATGTCCCACTGAGCCACCCGATGACGTGAATGCTCGGGTACGAGCCACCCGATGGGGTTTTCCCGAAGCCCACGTCATAGACTTCCAGCAGGTTCGACACCGCAGACCACGACTCGCCGCCATCCGTCGAACGCATGAGGTATGCGCCCGATGCAGGGTTGGTTCCACCGACCTGGCTGGGCGTCCAGAACAGATGCCCGGCCTTGCCGGGTACGGCCTTCAGCTTCCCGTTCCAGTAGTCCATCGAGTAGGTGGTGAGCCGCGAGGAGTAGACCCGCGTCCACGTCGCCCCGCCGTCCGTGCTCCTGAACACGGATGGGCTCGTCTCGCCATTGTGGTAGGCGTAGAAGGTGCCCGCTGTGACCCGGTCGGCGCAGACGACGTGCCGGTCGAGGTAAAGCTGGGCATCGAAGCCACCCCACCCCTGCGACGATGTGTCATCCACGAACGGGCTGGGAAACGAAAGCTTGGTCCACGACGTTCCCCCGTTCGTGGTGTAGTAGCCCGCCGCCGTAGCGTTCGACATCCACACCCAGTTTGTCGTCGTGCTGACGGCAATGTGACCCTTCCCCGCAGTCCCCCACGGTGGGACTGCGGGGAACTTCGTCCACGTCGCCCCGCCATCGGTCGAATAGCTGGACTCCTCGTCGCCAAACCATCCAGCGTCTGCGACGACAAATGCCGTGTTGTCTACTGCGTGCTCGACACTCCATCCCTTTATGATCGAGTGGTCACGATTTGTGCCGTGTGTCGATGGGAAGGTGTCCGGGTCCGTGATGCGGAAAATGGGCCTGTCCCATGCTGCCGCGAAGAGCGATCCGCCCGGCACGCTCCACAGCCAACTGGCGACTAGCTGCTCGATGCCCCTACTCTGCGACGTCCACGCGGTTGGCTCGGCATCGACGTTGTCGGTGTACCAAACCCCAATCCCCTGCGCCAGCCATACCCGACCAGACGTGACGGGGTCGGGCACGATGATCGACGTGGACATGTAGCTCTCATTCGTCCACGCCAGCCACGGCACATCCGTTGCCGTGCGGCTCGGGAACCACCCCTTAAAGCTCCACGTTGATCCGCTATTGGTAGACACGGCGAGCGAGCCTGCGTCAACCGCCGCCACCACCTTCGTATTGTCCGAAGGCATCGCGAGGACGGACACGGTCCGATCCTGGAAGCTGCTGGTATCCAGCGTCGTCCACGATGAGCCATCGTACTTGGCGAGCGTCGTCCCGCTGACGCAGTAGTAGACGCCCGAGGTGTTCCCGCAGTATCCCGCCGAGCATGATGTCAGAGTTGAGGAGATGCGAGTCCAAGTCTCCCCGGCATCCGCGCTGCGCCACACACCATTGCCGTAGCTGCCTGCATAGATCACGTTGGTCCGGCCGCTGGTCGTGCCGCTCGTCCGGTCGAACGCGATTCCGCAGTGACCGGCCGTCGCCCCCGCTGTTACTCCCGACACGCTTGACCATGTGGTCCCGCCGTCCAGCGTGCGGAACATGCCGTTCGACACCGTCCCCGCATACACCACGTCGGGGTCGTTGGGGTCTACAGCCATTTTGCCCGTATACGTCCGGTAGGAGTCATTCGCGTCGAGGTCTGACCTGTAGGTAAACGCCGTGCGGGTGAAGGAGTCGCCGCCGTTCGTGCTCTTGTAGAGGTACCCACCCCATACCATGTAGATCCGTGTCGAGTCGCTTGGCGCAATAGCAATCGAATACGCCCCGGTTGCGTTGTCTCCCGGCGCACCATAGTGCGCTGGGTCAAGCTTCGTGGCCGTAACTAGCTGCTCCCACTCGGTCCCGCCCCAGACGTAGGCCCCATACGTGTCCGTGCGGATCACCTTGGTCCCGTCGTCGGCGATCGACATGCCGGTGATGAAACCTCCGGCCCCGATCCTGAGCGGCTTCCAGCCGGGCGCACCAGCGGGAGCCCCGAGCCCGACAATGACG